CACCAGGTGTTAATGGTCTCGTCGGTCCCAACGGACTGACTGCCGTCGAAGCAGCAGACAAAATGGTCGCAACCATTGGACCTGGTAAAGCATATGTCCGTGGTTTTGAGATTGTCAACAAAGAAACCAAATACATTGAAGTTGACAAAGCAAGAGATACCCTTTCTAGAGATAATGTAACGATCAAATCTAATGGTCTTGCAGCATTTACTATTACTAATGTATTCAATACCCTCCCTCTGAATGCCGAGGGTGCTGATCTAACTGCATTCCCAACTATTTTCTTGAACTCCACCTATAACGATGGAGTCAATGGAACAAATGATCTAGAAGACTCTACAAGCTATATTCAGACTATCGAGAGAAGAGGTCTTGGATACAGCAAAGACGATGCTATCAAGACCATCTATGTACAGGCAGCAATCGATCTAGGTCTTATCGATGAGTCAAGTATTGAACCAAATACTCCTGCAGACAAGGCAGACATCAAAACCCTACATTTTGTCACCTCTAGAACTGCCACTAATGGTGTAGCATCTACTGCTACTGTAAAGGTTCTTTCTTTCGCAAAGGTTACTAGACCAGAAGTTGGTGATGTCAATGCACAATATTTACAACTAACAGTTCTTGGTAGAAAAGATTATCTAGATAACTTCTTCCTTGAGTATGATGACAACGTATCTACCAGAAGAAGATTCCTTTATAAGTCTTTATCAGAAGTTCAGCAAGAAATTAATGATGTTGGGTATATTGTCGATTATGATAATACTATTGTTCCTCTTATTGGTGTAGCAAAACCAAAAGATATCAGTCTTGTTAGCAGACCTGACGGTTTCAATGAAGATACTGATATTGTTATTTCTCGTGGTAAACTTTCTGACGGAACTCCTACTTACAACGGTAAGTTCAATCTATCTTATTTCAACCCTGTCTTCTTCACACGTCTCCTGGTAGATTCTTCAATCACCAATGGATTTGCGCCTGGTAAATATATCACAGGCAGCACCAGCGGTGCCTACGGCATCGTAGAAGGCGCTTCAAATGGTTACCTGTCTCTTGGTAAGAGTCTGTACGTTAAGACGCTCTACGGAACCTTCTTGCCTGGTGAGACAATCACTAGTGAAGAGGGTGATCTCCTCCGTATTGCACAAGAGAATACTATTTCTCACTTTGTTGTTGCAAAACAAGGAACTGGTTATACATTAGGATCCAGAATTTCTATCAACGGCACTCGTTTTGAACTCAAGGATATCAATGTAGGTATCAATGGTGGAACTCTCTATAAAGTAGAAATCCTCAATAGAGATGTTACACAGACAGAATATGCTGCACCTCCAACCATTGACATCGAAGGAACCAGCACAATTGTTGCTAACGTTGTTCCTGTTCTATTCAAGAACACAGTTCTGACTTATACAGCACAGAACGTCAAGTCTCTATATTCGGAGTTTGGATCTTCTAGCAAGTTCTCTGCTGACGTTGAAACTCAAGACACAGCATTCTCCGAAACAAAAACAGTAACTCAATTTACTTTTTCTGGCACCAAAGGATATAAGTTCCTTGAGTGTAATGGATTTGGTGCGGATGCATCATTGATGCTTGTCCAAGGTGATATTATCCAGTTCAATGATGACACAGGTAGACTCAACAGGTTCATCGTAGATCATGCAACCGTTCCCAGAGGAACTGATAAATCTAGAGTCTATTTCAGTAGTGCTCTCCCAGATTCAGTAACTTCCGCAACTGTTGTTAGATTACGTCCTGTTATTAGCAATGGAACAACATCTACGTTACTATTCCCAACAGGCAGTAAAGAAGTTGGTAGTCTAGTCAAGTCTACCGAAGATACCAAGATCAATTACTTTATCAGAAGAGACTTTGTAACTACTGGTAGTGATAATGGTGGTAACATTACTTTTGCTGCACAACTAGATTTTGGTACACAGAGATTTACTCAATTCACAGAAAGAGACTTCCTTATCACAGTCCTTGACAAAGGTGGTTCGGATCTAGTAGAGACTGGTGATGTCATTTACGTTTCTCCAGATTTTGTTAGCATCTTGAATACCACAGATGCTACATCAGGATTGTCTTCTGGTAGTATCACACTTACCTTCCCTGGCAATTATTTTGGTAACAACGTAACCAACTTCCCCAAACTGAAGTTGACTGCTACCATCGAAGTTTCCAAGGGTAGACCAAAACTTAAGACAGCAGTTAAAAACAAGAGAATTGTTATCACTTCCGCTGGTGATCAAGTTCTTCCTCTACGTGGTCTTGATTACGATAGCGATAGCAGTGAGGTTCTGTCTTTCTCCGATGCATTTAAAGTAAGGTACATCTATGAAGGATCAGCATCTGCTCCCCCAACAGTTGATGTCAATGGTAATCTGGTTGTTGGTACAGATCTTACTGACAGATTTACTTTTGATGATGGACAAAGGGATACATTCTATGACGTATCCAGAATCGTATTGAAGCCTGGATTCTCTGCACCAACAGGTCAAGTTGTTGTTGCTTTCGATTACTTCGAGCATTCTCAAGGTGACTTCTGTACCGTTGACTCTTACATCCACGAGGCAGGTGTTGTAGCAGATGAGATTCCTGATTTCAACTCTGCTGTACATGGCAATTTGAGCCTGAAGAATGTTATTGACTTCAGACCCAAGGTAGATTCAACTGCCATCGTTACTGGTTTCCAAGATACTTCATTGCTGTCACAAGCAGAATACATCAACTTTATTGGTGCAGGCGGATCTGTATCCAGCACACCATCTTCTGCTAGATCTCTGCCATATACCATCTCCTTTACTGAATCACAGTATCTGGATAGAATTGATGGCGTCTTCTTGAATAAGAAGGGCGAGTTTATTATTAAGCAAGGCAATGCATCTCTAAACCCAAGTAAGCCAGAGATCATTGAAGATGGTATTCCTCTCTACTACATTTTTGTCCCTGCTTTCACCAAGTCAAGTAAGGATGTAAGAATTACTCCTGTTGACAACCGTCGTTTCACAATGCGTGATATCGGTAAACTGGAGAAGCGTATTGAGCGTCTTGAGTATTACACTACCTTGAGCATTCTTGAGCAACAAGCACTTAACATGCAAGTCAAGGATACTCTAGGCATCGACAAAACCAAAAGTGGTTTCCTTGTAGACAACTTCGAGACACATAGCGTAGGTAATGTCAAGTCTATCGACTACCTGTGCTCAATCGATGCTCAACAGTCTGTCTTGAGACCACAGTCCAAAGAAGATAACTTCAGATTACAAGAAGTCAATAGAAGAGCAGATCAAAGAAGAATTGCTGGATATACAAACTCTAACGGTGTTGTAACTTTACCATTCTCTGATGTTGCATATGCAACTAATGAGTTTGCAACCAAGACAGTAAATCCAAATCCATTCGTTGTCATTCAATATGTTGGCGATGCTGCTGTTCATCCTAATGTTGATCAGTGGTATAACGATACTGTTGCTCCTCTGGTCACAGACAACAACACAAATCTGTTCTCCGTATTCCTCGGTAAGCAAGATGTTCGTGTTGCATTCTCTAGCATCTACAATTCCTTTATTATCAACTGGGTTGGTGTAGATAAGTCTTTCTACAACCTCAAGAGTTTTGCTGATAACAATACAAGAACGGCAGAAGCAACTGTACAGAGTGCAACTGTAGCGACTTCTTCCAACATCAGTCCACAGAATAATGAGATCGCTAAAGGTGTAGGATACAAGACTGTCAATGGAACTAACGTAGCGAATGCGCTTAAGTTCTTCGCTAGATCTGTTCCTATTAAGTACATTATCAGAAGAATGAAACCAAGGACACGATTGAGTGTCTTTATGGAGAAGAGAGATATTGGTCGCTGGGTCAATCCTGACTCTAGATTTACTGGAATTGCAGGAAACTCTTCCACAGTATTCAATGGCAATATCACTACTGATGAATATGGTAACGCTAGTGGTATCATTCTGGTTCCATCAGGTTATGCTCCAAAAGAGAATACTTCTTGGACAGGTGATGTAAATACGGTCATCATGGATGATACTTCCGAAGAGTTGTATTTCTCCACAGGCGCAAAGACTATTAGATTCACCTCTAGTTCTTCTGACGCTGACATTGCTACAGTAGATTCTTTTGCAGAAGTCAAGTTTTATGCAACTGGTCTTCTACCTGAAGCACCAGCATCTATTATCTCTACTGCGCCCGCCATCTTCAAAGCAAATGAAGGTGTCCAGACTATCGACAGTAATACCGAGAATACTGCCAGACCAAATCCAATGGCACAAACCTTCACTGTGGAAAACTTTGAAGGTGGTATGTTCACTACGGGTGTTGACCTCTTCTTCAATAAAAAGAGCTCAACCATTCCTTTAAGAGTTTATTTGACTAATGTCGAAAGTGGCAAACCTGGAAAGTATATTCTACCTGGATCTCAAAAGACTCTGTATCCAGACACTTTCATTAAGGTATTCTCATCTGGAAACATCACTATCAAAAAAGGTGAGTATATAACTGGTAGACAAAACCTTGCTTCTGGTCCTATTGCCAAGGTTCTAGATAGAAACAACTTTGAGGTTGTGCCTTCTTCTAACGGCGATATCTTCATCACCAATGAGCAAGTCTACACCTTTGTCTTGAGTAACCATAACGGGTCTTCTTTTGTTGCTAACGAAGATCTAACACTCAATTCTGTTACTACTTACAACAATGCCAACAATGCTACTGTTGGTCTGAAGGTTGCTAAAGATTCTGGTCGTGTTTCCAAGCTAAACATCACTAATCTTGGATCTGGATATGAGAGTGCAACAATCACTATCGAGAGTCCTCAACTACCTGGTGGTAGCAATGCTACAGGATCTGTCAAGGTTTCTGGTGGTCAAATCTTCTTCAGTGAAGTTGCACTAGCAGGTAGAGGATATACAGAAGCACCTTCTGTTGTTATCAGAGGAACTGGTGCTGGTAACAACGGTGCTGTAATTGAGTCTGAAATTGAGATTGATGAACCTGCAGTCAGAATGGGTATTGCAGTTGATGAAGAAGGATCTATTCAGTCTACAACTGCCACAAGATTTGATTTCGACTATCCAGTCTATCTACAGAATAATTCTGAATATGCACTCAACATTGAGTGTGACAGTATTGAATATGAACTATGGGCATCTAGACTAGGTGATACTGATATCTCTTCTGGACTCGTTGTTAATGCACAACCACTTCTTGGTTCTGTATTTAAGTCACAAAACGTAGATAACTGGACAGAAGATCTATTTGAAGATATCAAGTTCACTCTTTATAGAGCAGAATTTGACAACTCTAGAACTGGCGAGTTGCTAATCAAGAATGAAGATCTTGGTTATGTTGCATTGCAGAGCAATCCAATGGAAACATATGCTCTTGCAAATAGCACAGCAACCTCCCCACTCTTCAAAAACAATAGTTCTATTGTTAAGGTGTACCACAGAGATCATGGTTTTGAAACGGGAGGAAACTCGAAAGTGTTCTTCAGAGGTCTCGAAGACTTTGCTGGATATGATGCAAGCACTGTAGAATCTACTCTATTCCAAGTATCTAATGTAGGTATTGACACTTACAATATCGTTGGTCCTACTAGAGCATCTGATACTGGATTCTTTGGTGGTTCAACTGTACTAGCGTCTTACAACAGAAAGTATGAGAAACTGTACGCACAGATTCCATACCTACAAGTCTCTGGTACAAAGATCGATAGCATGGTAAGAACTACCAACATCGTTCCTGTTGATAGCAACACCAAGAACTTTACTTCCTACTCTATTTCTGACTTCGAGACTACATTCCTCAACGAAGAGCAGTATTTCTTAAATCAGAAAGTTGTTGCTTCTAGCATCAACGAGAGTTTGAATAACCTAGACACTTCATTAGCATACAAACTGAAGTTATCTTCCGACCAATCTTATCTATCTCCTGTCATTGACTTGAGATCTGCTTCGGTCAAGACTATTACCAACAGAATCGAAAATGCTGCTGGTAGTGAAGATAGATATGGTAAGAGATATCAACAGGTTAAACTCTTCCCCATCTACAAGTTCACAGTTAGTGGCAATGAAGACAATGGAACTGAAGTTCCCATCGTTATCAATCAGAATGTCACTGGCGTAACTTCTGGAGCACAATCCGAAGTTCTTCGTGTTATTGGCAGTGATGTCTATGTGAAGATCAAGAATTCTGTAAACTTCGACATTGGCGAGCAACTATTCTTCAGCACCCAGTCTGCTGCTGGTGGTGATCTGGAGGGTATTACTGTTACCATTTCTACTGATGGAATCTTCGATCAGATTCCTAACTTTGTTGTTGGCACGACAGTAACAGCATTCAACCCTGCACAAAGAATTGATAAGTATGAGAATAAGATCAGTGGTAAGGTAATTGTTTGGGACACCAAGTCCAAGACTCTTACTCTAGAAAACGATAAGAATCCTATTAATGGAGACTATACCAGTGAAATCACACTAGGTAGTGATTATGCAAGAAGCAGCACTACAAGTGAGCAACTTGCTGATGTATTCAGAGTGGGAGATCTGATTGACTTTGATGGTGCTTCTTTCGAGACCTCCAAGTATGCAGAGATCAGATCTATGACATACACTGACGGAGTTGATTTTGTCGGTGAGAATGGATCGGTCAATACTTCTGGTGTTGCCAAGTATGTTACCAAAGAAGTCGTCCTTGCCTCTCCTGCTACTGGAATCAACGTTAACCTCACGGTTAATGTAAGTGATGTCAATAATTTACAGGTTCTATATAAGGTGAAACCAGAAGCATCCCAGCAAAAGTTTGATGACCTCAACTGGGAATACTTCAATGGTAATGGTGCATCTGACGATGATGTTATTGCAACCGCAGAAAACAGCATCTCTGGTCAGTTTGAGTCACAATCTGCATATCAAGAATTGAAGTTCAGTACAGAAGATCTTGCTGACTTCTCTTCGTTCGCAATCAAGATCGTGATGAAGTCTGACAATCCTTCATATGTACCCAAGATCCAAGACATGAGAGCAGTTGCTTCCTTCTAATATGAAACTATCAGAATATTTAAAAGTAGAGGGACAAGAAAATCTTGTCCGTGATATGAATACGGGTGCCATTATTAATACGGCACCCAAACCAAAGAGGAAACTCGCAGAAGAGTTCAAAAATGTACAGGATGATCTAAATAGTTTGAAGGAAGAAATGTCCGAAATTAAGTCCCTCCTTAAGCAGTTAATCAAATGACACTACGTAACGTACCAAAGGCGCATACGCTGGAACAGCAGCGTCAAGAGATTAACTTAATCGCATCTGACCTCGATACCGCAGTCGATGGTACGAAAACATTTGGTGGGAGTAAAACATTCTCTGGTAATGTAACATTCCAAAGCACTGTAGACTATGGTGGTATTGCAATATTCAATACCAGTCCTGTATTCAATGCCAGTCCCACTTTTTCTGATAATGTAGCAGCAAACTTTGGTGATGATGCTGATCTAAAAATTTACTATGATGGTTCAGTAGGTGTCCTAACATCGTTCATTGATTCTGATGCTTTACAGATTAGATCAGAATCTGATACTAGTGAATTGTATGCCACATTCCTGAAAGATGGACCTGTTGAGCTATACTATGATGGCACCAAAAGATTTGGGACTTCTTCTACAGGTGCATCAGTTATAGGAGATCTTACTGTTAGTGCAAATCTTGAGGTTGGTCAACTCACTTCTAGCACTGGTGAAATTGTAATTGAGGACGATCTTAAATTTGATGCTGCTGGTGCTCATATAGAATTTACACCATCCGCTTGGAGTGGAAGTGCTCCTTACATGGAGTTCTGGGTTGGCAATAACGGCGGGTCCCAGTATGCACAAATTGATGGTGGTAATGCAGGTCAGCTGCAAATCATGAATACAGGTCATCCTAATGGACACCTTGATTTGCGTACTGCTAAAGATTTTTCGGTGGACTGTGGTGGTTACTATGCCATTCTTGCACAAGCAACTGGCGCAACCAAAATTTGGCACCCTGTTTCTCAAGAGAATATCCTGAATCCTAAATTTGAAACTACTGCTACTGGTGCTAAAGTTAACGGCTTTTTTGAATCTTCACTTCTTGTAAATACAAACAATACCCCAACAGCAGGTGAGGGTATTGAGATGTTCTATGATTCTGCTGCATCAGGTGGAGCAGCAGGAAGCATCCAAGCATATGATCGTGATGGAGCAGCATTAACTAGACTGAAAATTAAATCTTCCAATTGGGAGATTTTGAATGATGGATCTGGTACTTTTGGTGGTGACATATCTGTCCAGGACAGCAGTTATTTAAGGGTCAGGTCAACTGGTGACAATGCTTCTACAGCAGTCCAATTGGGTCCAGATGGAACTGGTTCTTTTGCTAGTGGTGCTTTACAAATCGCTTCTACTGGAAACCTGTCAGTCAATCGTACTACTGGTACTAATGACGTTTTCAATGGCAAATTAAATGGAACTGTAACTTCAACAATCAACGCAGACGGCACCGCCTCGTTTGCTGGCAATACTACTGTTGGTGCGCCTGATGTATCTAATGCTTCCGTTGGCGGCGTTGAACTTTTTGCATCAGGTCAACTCCGTATCCAGAGAGATAGTGCTGGATCTGCATCCGATAAAAGATTCCAAATGTATTATGGAACTACGGAGACAGCATCTATTACTGCAGATGGATCTGCTACATTTGCTGGAGACATCAATACAGACGGTGCTCTTACATTTCCTAGTCAACCAAATTCATCAGTTGGAAACAATGTAGTTGAGACATCCTCAAGTTTTTCCCATTACGAACAAGGAACTTTTACACCATATTACGGATTTGGACTCACTTCTCCAACCTATAGTTTTAATGCTGGCGATTATATTAGAATTGGAAATGTAGTACATTATTATATAACGATTAGTGCGACAGGAACAAATAATACAGATTCGATTGAGATCCTGGGACTTCCGTACAATCCTGCTGGTACTGAAGGTGGATCTTCCAGTTTCGCATACAGCACAGGTTTAGTCAGCAACGGTGCCACCATGCCCAATATATACCTAGACCCCAACGGACGAATTAGATTTTACGAACCTGGATCTGGTTCCGCCTTGGCTGGTAATTCTGGTAATGGACTGTCTGGCGCTCAATTGTATTTTGGCGGACATTACATCTGTGCTTGAGATAAATACTAAAATAGAGGAATAGTCTGGTATCATGCCATTAAGAAACGTACCAATTACATATACCCTTGATCAGCAGCGACAGGAGATCAATGCTCTCGCTGGCGATGTCAATGACATTGACACTACTTTTAACGAAAGAGTAGATGATAGAGTAGGCACCCTAATTGTAGGTGGTGTTGGTATCGCATCGACTTACGATGATGCTGGAGGAACTGTAACTCTAGATATAGCATTTAATGAGTTCTC